ACGGCCGAGGTAATGTACATTACGGAACAGTTAATATTGAATTGTACGATCCTAAATCTAACATAGAAACAGAAGCAGAGATTGAAGTAAAATGGACATACGACAACGGTGATGTTGGCTTCGGTACCGGCCCAGGAAATTCGCCTTACCCAGATGGAATGTGGGAATTTGAATCTGCAACGTTTAACGAGCCTATGAGATTTAGAGGCAAGGTGTACAATAAAGGCGATCATTTCGACAGCGATGATTTCAGCCAATACCTCCAAAACGAAGAAGCACTCGAAGCACCATCGGCATCTAGTCTAGAAGATTACTAATGAAAATATCCCATTTATTTGAAGAGGCGTTAACTATCACTCCTATGCAAATGGGGATGACTGCAATGCAAAATTCAGACGTAGCACTTGTTGGAGGAATGCGCTCAGGCAACTCCCGCGCAGGATACACTCGTTTAAAATACATGATATATGATTTGCGCGGAGTTGAAGGACAACTTGATGACGCAGGGTGGGCTGAAGCTGACTCTGGTATTGTTGAATTGTTTGTTAAAGATGGATCGGGCGACCACACAGGCGCAGACATTGAAGGTTTAGTAAACATAGAACTCCATCCTAAAAAGAGAAAGTCCGGCATAGGTTCTGTTGTAATACGAGCTCTTAAAGACACAGCCGGCGAATTAAACATATACGATATCCAGCAAAAGGCAGTTCCGTTCTGGCGCAAAGTAGGCGCAACGTTTTATAAAGACAGTCATTTCAAGAACGTAGCTACTAAAACCACTGGCGTCAAAACTGGTCTCTTCGCCAAGATATAATTTTGGCAAAATATAAAAACCTGCATTTAAACCTCCATAAGTAACACAAATATTAAAAATATCAGTGTTTACACTTTGAACAAAAAATAAAGAAAGACACAAAATTAGATAAATAAAAGTGTAATACGCAGAGTGTTACAAAGTTAGGCGTTGGCGAAGATCAATAGTCTATCAGATAAACATGGAAAATTAGGAGATTAAAACATGAAATCATTAGCAGAAATACGCGCGAATATTAAGGCGCAAGAAGAAGCACAATCCGGGAATTCCTTTTCCGGCGACAACTTAACATACCCACACTGGCTTATTAAAGATAATGAATCTACAAAGATTCGATTCTTGCCGGATGCAAACAACGATAATCCCTACGGATTCTATCAAGAAAAATTAACAATCAATCTAGCGTTTCCTGGAATTAAAGGAGAAGCAGGCAGTAAAGCGATGGTAGTTAAAGTTCCTTGTATGGAACAATGGGAAGAAGTTGGTTCGTGTCCTGTACTAGCTGAGATCCGTCCTTGGTTTAAGGCTAACGACAAAGATCTTGAAGCTATCGCAAGAAAGTATTGGAAGAAGAAGTCATTCTTTATGTCAGGTTTTGTAATTGAGAAGCCAGCAGGTTTCCAAGAAGACGAAAACGATCAACCAGAAGGTCTTATTCGACGCTTCCAGTTCACCCCACAGATTTGGGAAATAGCTAAAGCAGCGATTATGGATCCGGAGTTGGAAGATTTACCTTACGACTACGATAACGGTTTGGATTTTGTAATTACAAAGACACCAGGTAGCCCACATTCATCATATGCGACAAGTAAGTACGTTCGTAAAGAAACAGCACTTACACAAGAGCAACGTGATGCAATCGAAGAAGATGGCTTACTTGACCTGTATTCGTTCTTACCTAAGAAGCCCGACGACGCACATTTAGCAGCAATTAAAGAAATGTTCGAAGCAAGCATCGACGGTGAGTTATACGATCCTGAGAAATGGTCGAAGTTTTATCGTCCACAAGGCATGCAAGCACCGACAACACCTAAAGCTGAAAATGGTGACAAGAGTGATGATATGGAAGAAGCAGTTAAAAAGACTGAAGCTGACGTAATCACTACAACCAAAAAAGTTGAAGATGTAGTTGAAAAGGAAGTTGAAGAAACAGCACCAGCTGAGACTACAACGACTGAAGAAAACCCAGGCAAAGCAAACGCTATGGATATCTTAGCTAAAATTCGGGCACGTCCGGAAACATCGTAAAACCTAGAACAGCGGTCAACCGGCCGCTGTTCCTTTAACTTGTTATGGTTTTTAAATCGTATGTTTATAAACTTACAAATAAAATTACAAAGCAATTTTATTTTGGTTCCCGGCGGAAAAATGTTAAAGAAGGTCGGCATGCAGTAGATGATATTTGGATTCATTATTTTTCATCTTCGAAGAAGATTGCCAAGTTGATAGAACAACATGGCAAATATTCTTTTGACGTTGAGGTTGTATTTGAGCATGTTAATTTTGATAATACGTTTTGGTATGAACAAAAATTAATAATGGATTCTAGGACAAATGAATTAAATTTGAATAGAACATATATTAATCCCAACACTAGCAATAAAATATTACGATCTGATTTAGAAACCGATGAAGAAAAATTGCAAAGAATTAAAAAAATGCAATTGCATAAGAAAGGACGATTTAATTCAAACGGACACCTAGGTTTAAAACATAGCAAAGAAACTAAACAGCGAATGTCTATTATTCGACAAGAAATGAAATATAGACACACAGGAGAGGATAAAAAGAAAATGTCAAAAATAGTAAAAGAACAAAGAGCTAAATTATCAATTAGCGAAAAGAAAAGAATATTCGGCCAGCACAATCTCGGTAAATCGTGGAAAGTGGTTGATGGTAAACGAGTATGGTTTAATAAGGAGGTGATGTAATGACAAAGCCCTTCGACGCAAGCAAATTTCGACGTAAAGTTACAAAATCAATAAAAGGCCTTAGTGTAGGTTATAACGATCCTACAGATTGGGTAAGCACTGGAAATTATGCACTGAACTATTTAATCAGCGCAGACTTTTATAAGGGCATTCCAATGGGCAAGGTTACAGTTTTCGCAGGTGAGTCCGGATCAGGTAAATCTTATTTTGCTGCGGGCAACATTGCTAAGGCTGCACAAGAAGCAGGCATTTACGTAATTTTAATCGATTCAGAAAATGCCCTAGACGAAAAATGGCTACAAGCTTTAGGCGTTGAAACAACTGAAGACAAACTATTGAAATTAAACATGAGTATGATTGATGACGTTGCAAAAACGATTTATGAGTTCATGGATGATTATAAAAAGCTCGAAGAAGAAGAACGACCTAAGGTTATGTTCATACTAGATAGTTTAGGTATGATGATGACTCCAACGGACGTTAACCAATTTGAGAAGGGCGATCTTAAAGGCGACTTAGGTCGTAAGCCGAAAGCCTTAACAGCATTAGTTCGTAACTCAGTTAACATGTTTGGCTCGCACAATATAGGAATGGTGTGCACCAACCATACATATGCATCACAGGATATGTTTGATCCTGATGACAAAATTAGTGGCGGGCAAGGATTTATTTACGCGTCATCAATTGTCGTAGCAATGCGCAAATTAAAACTAAAAGAAGATGCCGAAGGAAACAAAGTGTCTGACGTTAGGGGAATCCGCGCAGCATGTAAGGTTGTGAAAACACGTTACTCGAAACCTTTCGAGGGCGTTCACGTTAAGATACCGTACGAAGAAGGAATGAATCCATATAGCGGATTGTTTGATCTATTGGAGAAAAGAAAGATCGTAACTAATCCAAAAGGCAACAGCTGGATTTATAACGATGCTGAAGGAGCCGAGCACAAATACTTCAAGAAGGGTTTTGAGCAAAATAAAAATGGCGTACTTGATCATATTATGAAAGATGTGATGGATAGCGGTATAAATATTGCTGACATGAATGTTGAAGAAGTTGAAGAGCCGGAGGAAGCGTAATGGACGAAATAGAAAATATATCTGAAATTTGGAACGTGTTGAAAACATACATTCCAGAGAAGGAACGACAGATAGCTGCCGACCATTTAATTCCTTTGATTGTCGATATGGATTTCCCAGATCACGAATTCCAAAAGTTTATTAAATCCGATTCGTTTTTGGAAAGCGCAGCAAGCGAATACCTAGACGAAGAAGAAGAATACGACGAGGAAGATTGGGGCTAGTATGTGGTACAACAAAGTAACCGCAGACGTTTCCAATTTGCCAGATTTTCTTAATCATTATGATAAGCAATTGGAAATAGCTAGGACAGAGTGCAAAATAAGAGGCAATCTTGAAAAACAGATTGCCGCTTTGCCTGGCATTACAGAATGGCGTTTTAATCAGCTACAAGAAATTGAAGCTGTTTTAGAATACATGGAGATAGAGCTTAGACGTATTCGTCGCAAGTGGTTTAAAAAATATCTCGAAGGATACAACAAAGCTCTTACAAGCCGAGACGCTGAAAAATTCGCAGACGGTGAGGAAGAAGTTATTAATTGGGAAATGTTGATGAACGAAGTTGCGCTATTGCGTAACCGTTACCTAGGCATTTTAAAAGCGATCGAGTCAAAGAACTTTATGCTAGGACACATTACTAGATTACGTTCTGCCGGACTTGAAGACGTTACTCTTTCTTAGACACATCATTATACACCCTGTTAATTTGCAGGCCCGCAGCTACAAGATTTGGCATATATCTGCTTCAAAATTTAACCAAAACCTTAGATAATTATCTAAAATAGGCACGGAAAGTTGTTGTAATTAACCTTGGTAGCCTGTATAATACACGTATAAGTTAAACAAACAGGACACATATGCGCAGTTTATACATGACAGGTTTTGAGTATCATGACAACTACGTGGATCACACAGTTTGTGAGTTCACTCCCGAAGAGTTGAAGGAGTGGATGGATGACGATAGCTCTTATGGGCAGGGATATGCATATTACTACGAGGTAGTCGGCCCTGTCCAACAGTACGTGGCCCCGGTGAATATCGATTACACTACTCCCGAGACCAGCCCGTTTGCCGGCCTCCGAGATTTGCTGGAGGCAGCGTAATGAAAACACGCAAATACAAACATCCAGCATTGCAAAAAGTATATGATCTCTTTCGCGAAGATGCCACGGCACAACGTATACGTTCTATTGCAGCCAACGAAATTTATCCGGGAACTGCATTGCAATCTGCTTACCAACGTGGAGTGAATGGCATTGTTCAAAAGTATGTTCAGACATCACTGCAATCAGCTGCATACGCAGCAGGCGTTGATAACCGCACAGAACTTTGGGCAAACTTTGTATAAATATTAATATGGTAGACAGAGCAGTAATTTGGGCTATAGTATTAGGAATGACATATTTCATTATGTCAGTCGCAGTGACGGTCGAAGATGCAGCACTGAGAGGATTTGTTGTTGCAGCGATCTTCCTTTTTATGACTACCGCATTATCTAAACCACAGTAGGTTACTAATGACCACTATTCGAATCACCCTATCCGGGCCTAGCGGAAATTCTTTTCGCATACTTAAAATCGCAGAAGAACTAGGTCAGCAAATGGGAATGGAGGATGAGGAAATAAAACTCATCCAAGCAGAAATGAAAGGAATCGTTTGGGTCGCCTTAGGTGGCAACCAAACAGGTTATGATCATTTGTTGGAAGTGTTCAAAAAGCATTTCCCTTTTGTTGAACTGTATTCAACAATAAAATTACCAATCAACCCGGACTTGTATACTTACGACCCAACACCGGCAATACGAGAATTATGAAAGCGTACGACGACAACACTAGAATTTTATATCTTATCCGCGGCCTCCCGGGCGCAGGAAAATCCACCTTTGCAAATTACATCTGCGACAAAGTAGTCTCCGCGGATGATTATTTTACTGATAGCGAAGGCAAGTATCATTTTAACGAAGCGCAAGCACACATCGCCCATCGTTATTGCACTAAGAAAACTCGTACCATTATGGAACACGGGCAAGATGTTGCAGTGGCAAACGTTTTTGTTAAAGGTCAGGATATGCGTCCTTACCGTAAATTGGCTGTAGAATTTGATTACAAGGTTATTGTCATTGTTGTGGAAAATCGCCACAAGGGCAAGTCTATCCACAATGTCCCGAAGGAAAAGATGAAATCAATGCGGGCAAACTTTAAGGTGATGTTATGAGTACTAGTTTAGTTTTATTTTATGTTTGGATTGCTGTATCTTGTTTTCTGATAGTAGGCGGAGTCATAGCAATGATAATTGATAAGAGCGCAGGCGACGGAATGGCAGTAGGAGGATTCGTTAGTCTGGTTGTCGTATCCTTCGTCGCGCTTGCATTCGATCTCGTCCAAACAGCAAGTTAATGAAATCCCCCTCCGGGAAGGTTACGTGGATTTGTCCGTGCTGTAGTTCCGAGGATATCGAAAAAGAGCATATTCCATTATCCTGGGCAGCACTTCTTCATGAGGATGACATCCGGTATGAAAACAGCTGGTACCAAACTGCCAATTACGGACATTGCATTAAATGTGATTCTTGGTTCCCTTGGACAGGCAGGACAAAAATTTCCAGTAAGAATATGCACAGCACCACTTTTACAACAGTTACGGATCATCCAGATAAGGATTGGTTTTATACTAAGGAGGACTGGGAGAAATCTGGCCCGCGGTGGCGAAATTTTTAAACCAAATTAGTTGCTCCAGCTTGCATTTACTGTATACTGACAATATGACTGACAAAATAATTAAACAAGATTGGAAGTACCGAGGCATCGAATTGCCAGGGAAGTTTCGCAACATCGGCCACGCAATGGATATGAAATATTAATGGCTTGGAAGCAAACAATATTCTTATATGCAAAAGTCGCTAATGCTCTGGATGCTCAATTCCGATCAGAAATAATACACGACGGTCCCTTTGAATATGCTAAGACATTTTTACTGATTCAGACAGACTGGAACGAAGTTGAAAAGATTGTTATTGAGGATTTGGATCCTCCCCTTCTCGGCGCCATTGTATCGATGTACGTGGTTGTGAATAGCAAAGCGGGCGTTGAATTCCGGCCGTTTGCGTTTTATGATTCGGTGTACGACGAATTCGGATTCATGACCGCAGACCAAGCAGCCGTTAAATTGATGTTAGAAAGAACTGCATTACTAGGAGAATCCTCACCCGATGCAAGACACGGGTATGATTATGTTAAGGCAATAGAAGCATTACGTGGATTGCGCGAGATGCGAGAATTGCGCGAGATGTACACTGAACAAGAATTAGCAGTCTCTGCAACAGACTAGATAAATAAAATTATAACAGAGGGGTTCTGTTATAATCATACAACATATATAGGGAGACTATACTATGAACAATAATAAAGAGTACGACTTAGTCGTATACATTGGGAGGTTTCAACCCTTCCACATTGCACACCAAAAAACAATAGAACGCGGTTTTGAATTAGCAGACAATGTCTTGGTACTTGTCGGTTCCGCGTACGGCGCGAGATCCATTGATAATCCATTTAGTTTTGATGAACGGAACATGATGATCTCCAGCACATTCTATGATGAATACTTCACATCAGCTACCGAGCATAATCTCGAGGTAAAGCCTGCAAGGGATTTTACTTACGATATTAATGCTTGGATTGCAAACACCAACAAAATTGTCAACGCACATGTAAAGGAAAATCTATTAGATGAAACCAAAATTGCAATTATCGGGCACGATAAAGATGCTACATCATTTTACCTAAACCATTTTCCACAGTGGGCAGAGATCGAAATGCCAGCCTATCCTCCAGTAGGAGATACAATAGACGCAACTAAGATTAGGCGTTTGATGTTTGAAAAGAACTATCACTTTACTAAAGGCGTGTTGCCCTTCCCGGTATATGCAATGCTATTTGAAACCTACGATACCGCCTCGGGAATGGACGAGTCCTGGATTGATACTCCGCAAGCCGAGTTAATGTTTCTAGAATGGGAGAACGATCAGGTCCAGAGAGCGAAATGGGATGGTGCGCCGTACCCTGTTCAATTTGTAACAGCAGACGCGGTTGTAATACAATCCGGCCACATTCTTCTTATTAAACGAGCAACCTTCCCAGGATACGGACTATGGGCAATGCCCGGAGGCTTTGTTGAATTTTGGGAACGATGCAGACCTGCAATCTTACGTGAGCTTTTTGAGGAAACTGGAATTAAGGTTCCGATAAAGGTACTAGACAGAGCAATTGATGGGTATGAACATTTTGACGATCCAAAAAGATCAACACGTGGTCGCACATACAGTCATACCTATCGCATTACATTAGATCCAACGCAGAAGTTGCCTAAGGTAAAAGGCGATGGTAAGGAAACATTCGAAGCGAAGTGGTTTACATTGGCCGAATTTGATGAAATGGAAGGCGTGATGTTTGAAGACCATTATCACATTATTAAAACCATGCTGTCGCAGTCAGCTCGCAGCGTACGATAAGGAGTAGATATGAAATTTATCAAATGGGTAGGTACTACAATGAAAGAAGCAGTTTTTGAATTCTTAGCACCACTCACAAGGTGGAGTCCGTTAGCTCAATTTAGGCTGGCAATTTTTCTCATTGTAATAGTCGCCATAGCAATGGGATTGTCATTTCCTGCAGAGGCAAACACACCATTTGAGCCCGAGGTATGGGTGACCGAAGGTGCTGAAGAAGATGAACTCCCGGCACATCGAGCCATGGATTTGTTTGATGAGGAATCACACCCGGATGTATATTGCATTGCTCTCAATGTTTATTATGAATCCAGGACAGACAACTTAGCAGGCAAATATGCTGTGGCAGATGTTGTGTTAAATCGGGTTGAAGATTCGTACTTTCCGAATACCATCTGCGAAGTAGTATACGATGCGATAATGCTTGAAAAATGGAAAACTGCTAAAGATCCAGATCTGCCCGATGAACAGCGAGAGTATTATCCAAAGCGCAATGGCTGTCAGTTTAGTTGGTATTGCGATGGCGCACCAGATGTGCCAATGCATGAAACGGCTTGGCTCGACGCGCAACTAATCGCATACAACATTGTTAATCACGATCAGTTCCGGGGCATTACAGAAGGCGCGACACATTACCATGCCACCTACGTAACTCCAGATTGGGGCACAATGGAATGGCGCAAAGTGTATCACTTAATAGGAAGGATTGGTGAACACATTTTTTACAAATGGGTACATTAGGAGAAGAATTTATTATGAATACAACATTTTGTATAAATAATACTAACAAGCAATGCGGGGGGTCCGCACTGTTTCAAACCACTACATATATAGGGAGACTATATTATGAACTATAATAACATCAGTTTTATCACAATGGCGGATAGCTACAAATATTCGCATCACTTACAAACAGAAGAAGGAACAGAATTCATTACATCTTACGGTCGCGCTCGAGGCGCAAAGGATCCAGATTACAAATGGTACATTCCGTTTGGTCCGCAAATGGGAATTATGAAATATTTCCTTGCTCGTATTACGATGGAAGAAGTTGAATACGCTAAGGAGCTAGTTGAATCCCACGGCGAACCCTTCAACTACGAAGGCTGGAAATACATTGCCGAAAAGCTCGATGGAAAGCTTCCGCTGTCAATTGAAGCAGTCCCGGAAGGAATGCCTATTAACATTGGCATGGTAATGTTCCAAGTTACAAATACCGTAAAAGGTTTTGCATGGTTGTCATCCTTTGCAGAAACTATCCTAATTAGGGACGTTGGTTGGTACGGCACAACTGTCGCAACTAACAGCTGGACTATCAAGCAGTTCCTTAAAGAGTACCATGAGAAATCTGGCTCAGTCCAAGGCGTTGATTTCAAATTGCATGACTTTGGTTGCAGGGGTGTTTCGAGCCATGAATCTGCAGAGATTGGTGGCCTCGCGCATCTTGTAAACTTTATGGGCACTGACACAATTCCAGCTTTACTTGCAGGACGTAAATACTACGACGAACACATGGCTGGTTTCAGTATTATTGCATCTGAGCACAGCACAATCACTCCGTGGGGTGAGGAAAACGAAAACAAAGCTCACGCCAATATGGTGAGCCTGATCAAACCGGGCGGCATGGTTGCATCAGTAATCGACAGTTTCGATCCGCGCAGGACTGCACGTGACATTATAGGCGGCGAACTAAAGCAAGCTATTATTGACAGCGGCGGAACATTTGTTGCTCGTCCAGATAGCGGCGATCCAACTACAATGCCAATTGAGATAATCGAAATCCTCATGGAGCAATTCGGATACACAACTAACGACAAAGGTTACAGAACCTTACCGGACTGCATCCGCGTTATCCAAGGCGATGGGATTAACAAGGATAGCATCAAACAAATCCTTGCTAACCTTGACGAAGCTAAGATGACATTAGACAACTTGGCATTTGGAATGGGCGGGGCATTACTGCAAGGACTCGATCGAGATACATTGCAGTTTGCAATGAAAGCGAACAGCACCACAGTTAACGGCGAACAAAAGGATGTATGGAAGCGTCCAGTAACTGACATGGGCAAAGCGTCACACGCAGGCGAGCAGGCATTAGTGTATGATGCTTATAACAAAGTGTTCGACACTGTCCGCAAAGATGAGCTCGGCGACCGCGAAAACATCATGCGCGAAATATACAGAGATGGTGAGCTGTTGATCAAAGATGATCTTGCAACGATTCGAGCGCGCTCTAATGTATAAATAACTATGTGAGCGACAAAAAGGATAAGGATTTTCCGAAATTAAAATAAGGTACATTACGTCAACTGTAATCCCATAATGGGAAGGATAGAAGGACTTTCGGGTCCTTTTATTTTGGCTGAAAACTCGTAGACACGCATCCGTATTGAGCGTATAATTTATATACATTTAACGAATATGGATTACTATGTACCTTCAAAAGAAATTGCTATTGGAACAAGTTGGGCGCTGGGAGAAAGTTAAACCCTACCTCGATCAAATACCAAAAGCTGCAAAATGGGCCGAATCTATGCCCGAAGATTATACATCAGAACATTACCTGCATTGTTACCCATGGGAAGGCGGTGCAGCTATTTGGTCGGACTTCGTAGACGTTGAAGCCCTCGGCATGTTCCTTGTAGTTCGCAACAACGGTCCTTTTGAGATCGTACAAGCCTGGGAACAAATTTATAAATGGAACGATATGGTCTTTATCGAGTCCAATCAAAAGCGCGACATCGATCCCCAGGATCCCGTTGTCGTAAAACGAAGAGAAGAATACGAAAAGCGTAAAGCAGAACGCGAATTGGAGAAAAAGTAATGGGTACTCTTGCACTTATTTTATTGCCGTTTTTGGCGTGGCCCTGGGTCGCATCGTACATTTGGAAAACCAAAGTTACTTACCAAGAAGTGTTCCTACATATGGTTGCAGTTACTTTACTCTCCATGATTATATGGTTTGCTGGAGGCTGGGCAGCAACACAAGACATTGAAAAATGGAACGGTGTTGTCCAATCCAAAGATAGGCATCATGGACAATATACAGAAAGTTACGAATGTAATTGTACCTCCAGCACAGATTCAAAAGGTAACACAACAACCAGCTGTCAAACTTGTTACAGGGAACATTATACAGTTACCTGGAGCGCAGATACTACCGTTGGAGATATTACGTTCCAACATTTAGACAGGACTTCTCGCAGTGTCTACAACACGCCTAACCCGCCCCTGTACACGCAATGCGAAAAAGGCCAGCCTGCAACAATATCCCACAGGTATAAAAATTGGGTACAGGCGGTCCCGGAAAGTTTGTTCTCTAGCAATGAAGCACTTGCCAAAATGTTTGAAGGGAAGATCCCCCAGCCACCGGAAGTATACAACTTTTACAGGTACAACCGTATTGTAGATCCTAGCAACATTGTTCCTAAGGATAAAGAAATAATGATGGACACAATACTTGACACAGCATTGATAACATTAGGTGCTACCCACCAGGTGAATATTATTGTAGTGGTCACGGACATACTCGATCCAAACTTCAAAGTCGCTGTAGAAAATGCGTGGCTAGGTGGAGAGAAGAATGAAGTGATTGTGTTTATTGGCATGAAGGATGGTGCTGTAAAATGGACTGACACAATGACCTGGGCACTTAATGCTAAGAATGCTGACCTGATCGTTAAGATGAACAGGTCCTTAAAGGAAGTGACCCCCGGCGATGATATGTGGTACGAAATTGCAGATAAGATTTTGTTCAACGTTAACAAGTATTTTGTTCGTCCAGAAATGAAAGATTACGATTACCTAGAGGATGCGATACAACCTGCTAACTGGTTAATCATAACGTTGCTTATCGTTCAAGTATTGGTAAGTGGATTCCTAACGTGGTTGTTTATGAACTACGAAGTGGATATATTCGGCGGTGGTTTTCGTCGCAACAGTTCTAGGTTCGTCGGCGGCGGAAGTCGGTGGGTTACGGGACGTAGGAGAAAGTAATGAATGATAGCGTAGATCCAAACAATTATCGAGAATTCACCCGCGCAGAAGCAATTGCGGCATGTGAGACTTTGTTTGATCCAGATTATATGGAAGAGGAAGATCGCGAAGATTATGAAGCGATGACAGACGATGAGTTAGGTGAAGTTCTTTGCACGTCAGGTATTATACATGATTCAGATTTCGGCGGCATAGTCGGATAATTTTTAAACAACAGAGGAAAGTAAAATGGGTAAAGGTACAATAGCAACACTGGCAATAATCGGACTGGTCGTCGCACTCGGCGCGCAGCAATACATCAGCAATGCCAACTATGGTAACCGCGCAGAAGAAGGGGTTGACAAAGAATACGAAAACCTGCAAAACGTTCTATCCGCGTACACCTTGAAAATTGGCGATATGGCTCAGGTGCCTGGTTTGATGCGAGATGACATGAAAGACGTAATGGTCTCTGTTATGACTGCACGACAAGGTCCCGACGGTAGCAAGGCGATGTTCCAATGGTTCAAGGAACACGAGATCAACTTGTCCCCCGAGGTTTACATAAATATCCAGGACGCAATGGTTGCAGGTCGTAACGAATACAAGAACCAGCAAACACGTTTTATCGACATTAAGGCGACATACGTGGTCAACTTGGGTTACTTCTGGAAAGGCACAATGCTCAGCGCAGCAGGCTATCCCAACATCAACGTTGGCTTCCCGCGTGGTTCGCAAGACGATTACGAAATTGTTAAGTCGCAATCAGCACTTGATACTTTCGAAAGCGGCGTCGATCAAGGCATCAAGCTAGGCGGCTAATGAAGTACCTGCCTAGCAAACGCGATTTAAAAGTATTAGTAATCGCAATCATTTTGGCCCTTGCCCTCCCCTTCCCTAGGGAGGCTGGGGCTGAGATCTTAGCGCAACGGTTAGCTGACCATTGCGAATCATCTAGGGTAGGAGTAAACATAATATGTCTTGCCTGGATAAACGGATATAAGGCAGCAGACGGTCGGTGTGATGCAAGCACAGAAACAATGTCACAATGGTTTGTAGAAGAAGTAAAAGTAGCACAGTTCGAACATTCGGACCTCATCGTTGCAGGGATACTGCCAATACCTGCTAGCGACATAATGAAAAAAGTAGTAATCAAAAGGTGTAAATAATAATGACAACATATACAAGAACAGAATTAAAATCAGCATTACAACAAGGTATCATTAAAGTATCCTTTGAAAAGGTAAATGGTGAAACTAGGATAATGGATTGCACATTGCAAAACCAACTCCTTAACGAGGCAAAGATGCCCAGCAAGACAACCGACCGTATCAAAAAGCAAAACGAAGATGTCCTTTCAGTTTGGGACGTGAATGCAGAAGGTTGGCGTTCGTTCCGCGTTGATAAGGTATTCGATATGCAGCCAACCTAGGCCATTAAAGAATAGTGTTTCTATATGCCTTTGGCAAATTACACGGATTGCACATAGAAGGTCTTATGCTGTCCACAACCCATATTTACAACGTCCATCCAGTTAAACAGTGGTTTTTGAGATGGTTGCCTTATCGCATAGTAGGACAAGGAAAACATAATGAGCAGACATTATGTTTCTTTTGGTTAGGAACAGCATATTTTGTTGGCAGCAGTCAGGATCACGGATGGTAATAAAATTCAGACACGTTTTTAAATTTCTAGCAGGTGGCCTCGTCTTCTTGCCGGACGTCATTACTATTGTTAAGTACGATGACATACCTGCGTGGAAGAAATACTTACTCCGCAAGCTTCCTAAGTATTTTGATTTAACGGTCTACTTCCGTGATTGGTGGCTCGGTACAGAAGTAGTACACGGAAGTGGTAAATTCTTTTTAACTAAAATGTACAGTTTGGATAAGGATATAGAAGATCCTGCAATGCTGCATTACGCAGAGATATATGTACGCAAACACGGATGGGCACAAAAGCCTCCTTCAAAGTAATTGCATTTAATCGCAACTTCCTGTATAATTATAATATGAAACTACGAGTAATGAGCGACTTGCATCTTGAATTCCACGATGGGAAATGGATGCAAGAGTTTGACATTCCGCCCATGGACGATGATAAAGATACCGTCCTAGTAATCCCTGGTGACATCCACAATTACAAGCAACTGTCTAAAGTGTACGAGCGTTTCGCTCCACAGTTCAAAGCCATTGTCGGCTGCTTCGGCAATCACGAATACTGGAAGGGCAGCATCGTAAATGCTGTTTCCAAAGTCCAAAACCAAATCACGCATCTGGACAATGTCCATTTGCTCGACCAAACTGTATGCGAAATCGACGGAGTAGTATTTGTCGGAGCTACGCTTTGGGCAGACTTTAATAACTGCGATCATCTTGCGATGTACTTTGCAGGACTTGAAATACGAGACTACAAAAAGATTCGTGATGGCAGTCCTACTGCGCCTCACCTGCGTAGGCTTCGTCCTGTTGTAACTGCAAATTTGCATAACCAACACCGGCAGTTTATTTTCCAAGAAGTTGCAATAGCTAAAGCTTTGGATAAGACTGTGGTTGTTGTTACACATCACCTGCCTACTGAAATGTGTTTGCACGATAAATTCAAGCAACGGTTTACTGGTCAGGTATGGCGGAACGGTGCATACGCTTCTGAACTGTTTGAAGACATTGCAGACCACAAACCCGATCTTTGGATCCATGGACATACACACGAAAGCGTCGACATAATGGTTGCCGATACACGTATTGTCTGCAATCCGAGAGGTTACGTAAATGAATCTGCAGAAGATTTGAATGAGGATTTTGACATCAACTTCTGGGTAGAAGTATAATGTTATGGCTCCTAGACTTTTTAGAAGATTGTGTGCAATTCACAGCAGTCATTCTTGTTTGCCTATTCCTGATTTTAATGATGTGCGTAGGCATAGTGATAGTATTGATAGGATTTTACTTTCTTGGATGGTGGGCGACACCGTTGTGTATTCCATTAATTGTACTGTTCCTTAGAATAGGAAGTTGGACTATGGATCGTTGTCAAAGTTTCCTCGCAATGCTTGGGTGTGATTATATATAATGGCACCGCAAGCACCAGACATGGGAAATAAGCGCAAGGGTCCGAGCTGGATAGCAAGGAAGTTTGATTGGCTTACTGTTGAGGGAATGAGTTTAGTTGCGTGGATTGCATTGTTCGCAATGTACAAATTACATGGTTACAGATTGAACAGGCAAAAAGAAACCAGGTGGACTAAATGGCGATAATCGAAGGCGGCATCGGCGTTCGTAATGAAATTGAACGCGAGCTTAGAATTATAGAACAAGGCGCCCCGGGGCTCGGCGATTTCATAATATACGGCGTGTTTATCGCTCCGTGGATAATTAGCATACGTTTAACGCTCGGCCTTAAATTTAGAAATAATGGGATCTGGTGGTGACTGGTTACGAAATGACACTGCTAGAAAACGTGGAACGATCTGCAAAAAACTTGCAGAGATTAGTTCACACTGATCTTGACGAGTATGATGTGCTTGTGGATCTAATTAATCACATGCTGTCACAAATTGATTTGATAAAGTACGAGAACGAACATGACAGGTCCTGAAGATTTTGTGCGCTCTGGCCGTGAACAGCTAGACACTTGGATAAACTTTATCGGCTTGTTTACAAGACTAGCACATAGGATCAGAATCGAAGGACCCTCACATAATAGGTGGTTTTGACGTGAAAATGCTTAAAGAGTATTTCGAGCTGCAAAATAAGATCCACAGGCACTTTGGATACAAAGAAGACTGGGTCTCAATTCCGTTACGCGATGAAACAGGAACTTATTGGAACTTGGTGGTAGATTGCATAGACGAGGAATTGAGCGGCGGAGAAGTTTGCTTTGCTGACAGCATTGATGATTTGCTTGATGTTGAGACTGGCAATTGTTATTCAGCCATTATTTATCAACAGCGTTTCTTGCCAAAATATATTTACAGGACTGACGAACATACAATGATCGTAGGTGATTCCCGAGTTGATGGAAATGTATTCTTGTATGTGTTCACTAATGATAACGAAGTCAAGCCTGGCCAGTACTGGAAGGACAGGACGATAGATGGATAGATTCGATCCATCTTTCGAAGTAGACGCAGTCACTAAAGATTATGTGGATTCGCAAGTCCAGAAAGATACAGCGAGTCTTGTATTGTTACGAGAAGTCTTAGAAAAACATGTTATAAAGGTTGGTAGAGTTTGCTTCAACATATTCTACCATGTTCACAAAATTGATCATCGGACTTGGCTAGCACCTAAGCGAGTTGGTGATCCTAGATAACAGGAGAAGACGATGGAAAAGTATGAATTGTGGGTAGCAGGGACAACAGTTGAAACACGCCAACGCCTATTTGTTAGGGAAGATCATAACGGCGATCGCCTCCGCAAACGTTTGCCTGAGGATGCGATAGTTGAATGGTTTTGTTCTGCGGATTCGTTTTTCGAAGCAATGCAAAAATATTGGAAGTACAGTGGTTTCGGTGAATACACTTCCGAAGACCATATCTTCCCAGGAGAGGAGTTGCTTCCAGAAGTTGTCGAAGAAGATGAAGCTGTCATTAGCGACGAATAAAGTTGTACTAGAAGTCCACCAAACTGCTAGTCTCTGTCTTATTATATTTATAATATACGGACTTTGTTCTATGGCAAGTGTTATGAATTTCTTACATAGAATAGATTTGACCGAAGAATTTAAATGGGCGGATTTGCGAGATGAGTGAGTGGTTTTATGATTGGATCGATAGTGGCAAGTTGTTTGGAATGGACATACTTCCGGATGATCCTAGTGGGCGGCCGGGAGTATTAAACATAACTCTTTATTGCGTAAAGTGGATTCTGGTTGCTCTCGTAATCGGCACCCTGCTTGCTATAAATTTTGCCACAATGACTACACACAGAATCAATACATCTGGCATGTTATATTACAAACCAAATAGATAGCATTCTATTCGCGTATTCGCGTATAATAAAGTATGGCAGCTAAGAAAAATATTGCAGCAAGATTGATGGGACAGCTCGTAGCATCGTGCTCGTGCATGACCAAAACCAATCTCCCGGAGTACCATAAAGAGGATTGTTTGTACAGAGTTTTGCTTGATGCTATTGATATAATACAAGAACAACGACTAGTAATTAGAAACTTAAACAAAGGCAAAAAGAAATGATGGATTACAGTAAACATTCAACAGCATTATTAAAACAAATACTGTCTCCCGGTGGTTTACATTTCGACGAAGAACATTTTAGAATCGCGATCAAAAAAGAACTTAAACGCAGAGAGAAGGAAGCAAAGGAAAAGAAATGATGGATTTTGCCTTAGGCACAGTGTTTGGATTCTGGTTGATTAAGGTTGCCTTCCCACTTGTTCTAGGATATACGTTTACAGAATTTTTAATGACAGTATGGATATTTTATTAAATGGACCGAATATTTAAATTGATTAATAATTTCGCAGAGAGGATAAGAATAAACGCAATTGATTTGTTCGTGTTCTGCACCTTCGGAATTCCAATGTATATTGCGGTCTTCTTTTATAAGATTTTTGACAAAGATGAAAAAGATGAAAAAGATGAATAATGCATTTAACTGAAGAATACATTAAGTTGCCACAAGAAGAACGGCAACAGCATTTAGATTTGTCCGAAGCGTGTTTATACCGCGGCGGGAATTCTACTTGTCACAAAGGTGTGTTAGCACAGTTTTTAAATACTGACATTGCGAAGCGTGGAGTTGATATATGTCATGCTTGCCATGACGGAGACTGCTCAAACCCCAGACATTTATATTGGGGAACGAGGAAAGAGAATGTGCAGGATGCAATTGAAGATGGTAAACATGTTGGCATTTGGCATTCTACTGTTAAGAAATATGGTTATGAAGAAGCATGTAAAATGAATCAACGTGGCGACAAAGCAAAAGGTGGCCACGCAGGCAAGGGTAAAGTTTTAACAGAAGAGCATAAAGAGAAAATCAGGCAAGGAGTTTTAAAGAATTATGCGGGTATGGCGGAATCAGGCAGACGCAATTGACTTAAAATCAATCGGAGAAATCCATCCCGGTTCGAGTCCGGGTACCCGTACCAAACAATAGAAGATAGCATGAAGGTAAAAATACCGTTTTTTGAATTTGAAGGGAAAGAGATTGCCGCCGGCCGGTATATCCTCAAACCGATTAAAATACTTTTCGATTCGTACCATTTTTAGGAGATAATATGACAATAGCAACAGAACATACAGCAGACTTAGATGACGCAGTGTCGAATGTCAAACGTTTAGGTTTTGATATGCAAATCGCGAGACCGTGTCCTCAATGCGGCGTTAATTGCATACATGATTTCAATGAACATTATATTAGCTACGGCGACCTAACTGAGATATATTTTTACTGTGAGGACTGCGGTGTTGAATGGTACGTCCCTGCCAAGTATGAAGTGTACATTACAATCCAGGCAGATATGTAATGGAAATAACTAGAGAAGAGACAGTAACTCGTGTATACTGTGATGTATGCAACTTAGATATTACACATCGCAGCAAGCGCGGACCCGGAACCGATTATATAGACGAGGGTTGGGTGACTTGCATGGAGACTAAGTACGAATTGAACACAAATAAGAAAGGTACTACCACTATTGCCTGCGACATGTTGGCCGAATTCTATGTCTATTATCCAGAACTTGCAAATCAACACTGGATCAACGCAAGAGCACATGACAATGGATAAGCCCGGCGAAGACACACGAACCGAAGTATTTTACAGCTGGAACAAATGCGTTGAATACCTCGAAGAAAAACACAGCATGAAAATCCGAGACTACGCCGGACATTTTGGCGAGCCTCGTAATTACGATGCGCCATATCAGGATTATTGGCACTTTGTTTACGAATACTACGAATTTAATCGGAATTCATTTTTCTACATGGATAACGATTTGCTTGATCCTTATGATGGTATTGAGGATTGGCAGAAAGAAATTACAGAAATGTTTTTGAGTGAATTTGGCAAAGGTGACAATCGCCAAATTCGATTTTGGGTATCTTGGTAACAGGAGTAACAATGGAAACTTTAACAGTAGCATTATTAACTTCATCAATGTTTTTCAGCTCGCCGGTAGTAGAGGTTGGCGATAGGTATTTCCGAATTGGATTTACCGATGACCAAGTACAAACAAAAATCGACATTTGCGAGAGCAAGAACATGCATGATATTCGATTTTGGTTCGACGACGAGTCCAGGCCTTGGCGCGTAACACGAATGAAATGTACGCCGGAAAATGCTCGAGGATGGGGTTAAATGGAAGAGGTTAAACAAAAGACATGTATCACAGCATGGGCTAAGATTTATATTGCAGGCCCACTAGCAGTAATTGAACAAACGTGTAGAGACTGGTGTATGGAAGGAGCCTGCGTTACAGTGACACCGACCAATTACATTTACACGATGGGGGAAGAATCTGGAGCAGAGATCGGGTTGATCCATTATCCTAGATTTCCAAAGGTACCCCCGGGGGATTCTCATCCAATCGCACAAACAATGATCACAGAAGAAGCAATACACCTCGGAGAGCAAATTATGAAAGATGCTTGCCAGGGTAGCTTTACAGTAATGACACCGGAGAAGACCTTTTTCTATTCGAGGCGCAAAGGAGACTAAATTTCTGCGGTATTGTTCTAAATGCCGCAAAAATGGTACATTATATATAGCTTTTATTAATATAGCATATATACATGTACAAAATGAATGTTTCGTCCAAGCAAACGAAAACTAATAATAAGAATGATTATAACAATAATGTGAGTTGAAACATGCTCAACAATGCTTGGCAGGAACATTTAGTATGTTGGAAATTTTGGTTAGATAGAGAGTATACACATTCTTAGAAATGTGTATAATACTAATTATATACTTCAAACATATATTAAAGACTTAGAGTGGTTACAGCAATAAAACTAAACCAAGAGAGCTGAGACGGGAAACCCAAGTACAGCAAGCACTAGATGAAATGCATCGGTACTGGTGTGAAAACTTAAAAACGGTCCAGCCCACTCTGTTAACCAAATTAGGTTTTGGATAGATACAGCAACAAAAAATTACTGATGAAGTTGATGTAGAACCACTGTAGTCCAGTAAGATTAAGTACCTTCGGCCAAATACGTTGATAGCGGATTGGGGGACAAGCAGGTTTTCAACAGCCCGGTGGATGATTATCATAGACGCCCGGGTGCCGAGGTACGCCAAAGCACACAAAGCAAATAGATACGTGCCATTAAGTTGGGTCTTCGGATAAAGCGTATACGTGATATAACTATCCAGTTAAATTAAAAGTACGAATTTAGGATTATTACAGCAACTAAATTATAAGCCAAACGGGCATATGCAGGTTCGAGTCCTGTCGCATCACAAATTGTGATGTGTGGTGGAACTGGTCTACACACCCGTCTATATATAATATAATCCTGTTAACTTTTACTCCGTGTCAAAATTTAACTGGTAACAATTACCGAACAAAGGAGTTCAATAATAATGACATTCAAGACAGCAGCACAGAACACACAAGAAGAAACTCGTACCGAAAACGGTATGAAGACCTATACCTCAAGCTTGAACGCTTGTGTAGATTTGTTCTTCACCATTGGCGCAAGCCGTGGTAAGGATATCACTGCACGATTCGAAAAGGCTGTCCGAGAAGATGCAGAACTTGCAAGTCAGATTTTGCTTTGGTCACGTGACGTCCGTGGTGGCGCAGGTGAACGTCAAATCTTCCGAGACATGCTAGTCAACATCGAGGAAAACCACCCAACACTTTTGGATCCAATCATGAAGGCAGTGCCAGAACTTGGTCGCTGGGATGACCTGTTGGTCCTTAAAACTACAAAACATCGCGCGGCAGCATTTGACATGATCGGACAAGCACTTCGTTCCGGCGACGGGCTTTGCGCTAAGTGGATGCCACGTAAAGGTGACACTGCGGTTGAATTGCGTAAGTACCTAAGTTTCACTCCGAAGCAATATCGTAAGACTTTGGTTAGTTTGACAGAAGTTGTCGAAACCCAAATGTGCGCGAAGGAATGGGATAAGATTAATTTCAACCACGTTCCGTCTGTAGCATCTTCACGTTACCAGACAGCGTTCCACCGCAATGCGGATGAACAGTACCAGGAATACAAGGACAACTTGTCTAAGGACGATGGTTCCGCAAAGGTTAACGCTGGAGCAGTTTACCCGTACGATGTAATCAAGCCAGCACTTGGCGGACGTTACGGCGACGAGATTATCACAACCAACAAGGAAGTGATCTTGGCGCAGTGGGAAGCATTGCCTAACTACGTTGGCGACGAAAAGATTTTGCCACTAGTTGACACATCTGGTTCTATGTCTTGGACACCGATTCCAAACTCAACCCTAACTCCAATTGATGTTGCGTTGAGCCTAGGTCTTTACTTGTCTGACAAAAACACCGGAACCTTTAAGGACATGTTCCTTAACTTCAGTTCCGACTCTAAGATTAACATCTTGGGTGGCGACTTGTTTGCGAAGTTGCGTCAGCTTAAGGGCGCGTCATGGGGTGGTAGCACTAACCTTGCAAGCGCGTTCCGTTCAGTACTGAACGTTGGTACACAGAACAAGGTCGCAGCAGAAGACATGCCGGGTTACATTTTGATTTTGTCAGACATGCAATTCAATTGTGTTAGTAACAATGACGCAAGCGCAATGCAGATGATTGAAGACCAGTACGCGGCAGCAGGTTACGAGGTTCCTAAGGTAGTATTCTGGAACTTGGCAGCTCGCAGCGATAACGCACCGGTTCGTTTCGACAAGAGCGGCGCGGCTTTGGTAAGCGGATTCAGCCCAGCAATTATGAAGTCTATTCTTGCTGCACAGGATTTCACACCGAAGGCTATCATGCTTGACGCAGTTAACATTCCGCGTTATAGCGTATCTAATTAAACCACAGGGGGCACAATCGTGTGCCCCCTAACTCCCTGGAGTAGAATATGAGTAAAGTAGAATCGGGTGTTGATCTAGCTAGGTTAGATTCAATTGAGATCCATCCCGTAGAAAATGGTTTTCTGGTTACTACAAGAACAGACGAGACCGAGAAAGAATTTGTTTTTGACTCGCATCAAAAGACGTTGCGCTTTATCAAAGGCGTGATTTGGCCCGAGTAAGTAGATGACGATTTTAGCTGGGCCGGATTTTTTAGTAGTAGCTTTAACAAAAACAGGAACAACTAGTTTAGAAGCTTGGACAGAGTCTAATGCCCTTCTAAATATTGCCTCGCGTCAAGATAAAATCGATATGAAAGATGATTCCACAATACCTATATATGCAGCTTACCGCGATCCCTTCAGCCGCGCCCTAGCAGGAGTATACGAAGGATTAAAACATCATGCTATTCGGGATGATGTGACAATTGACAGCTATGTTGCAGACTGGCTACGAAATCCAACACTTGAAAGAATTGATGTAAAAAACCATACCCAGTTAATTGTAGATAGGTTCCGGGCTTGGTCTTACGAATCATTTACTTGGTTTCATTATTCTCAGCTCAATGACCTTCCTGCTTATATAAACCAAACTCACCAATTGGATCTTGTTCCAATTGATACCAAGCATGTTCAAGGCCCCGAACGGGACGAAATGTTTGGTAAAGACTTTGAGAACCTTACCCCACAGGCAACCGACTTTCTATTAGAACATATAAAACGAGAACATGTTCCGAAAATCTTTTTATCGTTAAAAATAATTTAATGCAGAACGGTCACATCTGGCAAGGACCTGGATTTTATATAGTTGCCCCGCCGAAAGCAGGTTCCAGAAGTATAGAAGACTGGTGCCAAAGAAAAGCACATGTTAATTTAATTACAAGGTGCAGCGAAAACGAGTTAGCAAAATCACGTAAACGTGATCAAGTTTTTCCAGTCTATGCTGCATGGCGGGATCCGTATTCCCGCGCCGTTGCAGGAATATACGAAGGATTAACATATCACTCAAAGCTAGAAGGAAAAACAAAAGAAGAATGTATTTCGGCCTGGTTAGAGAATCCGTCGTTTGTTGAAAAACATTCTGTGAAGTGGCACACTACAAGACTAATAGATCAGGTCCTAGGACCAGCGCCCTGCGAATCATTTAATTGGTTCCACTACTCTCATCTTAACAAACTTCCCGATTATATAAACCGAATACACCACCTGTCGTTCTTACCAATGAAAACTAAGAATTCCCATGGGGACGAAAGGGACAAGTTATTCGGCAAAGATTTTAAGAAAGAGTATCCGCACGTTGACAGGCTAATAAAAGCATTTATTCATAATGAATTTATGCCAAACACCTTTTTAGACTTAGATAAACCCTAAAATAATTTTAAGTCTTTGATATATAAAGACTTCTGCAGTTAGGTAGAGGTTGTCCAATGGACCAATGGTCCGTATAATACACGTATTACTTAAACAACACAGGTCTCCAGCTTATGAAGTATGTAAAAGTCTTATCAGGTACTTACCGCAACCAGCCAGTTATCGGCTCGGTCTTCCCATTAATTAAAGGCGTAACCAAAGGTAAGAAAGGGTTATCCATTACGGTTGATGCAACTAAAAAGTTCGGCCGCAACAAAGCTCGCATCTCGATCGATGATGCGACTCATGTTGTTAACGCCACTCCTAGCGAGTACGAAGCAGAACGCGCTTCGGGCATTGCTGTTGAAACTGCAGGCATTAGCAACTCAGCTCTTACTGCTCCGGTTGTTGTTATTCCGGAAGTTGTTGAAACTGACGAAGAAATCCTTAAGCGTTTGGACGAGCGGTTTACTGTACTCGACCTGATGACGCAGGCAACTGTTGAAGGCAAGGTACGCGGACTGATCGTAACTGGTCCTCCTGGCGTAGGAAAATCTTACGGTGTTGAAAAGATACTGGACCAAGTTGCACTGATGGCAACAATCGACACTGGCATGAAGCAGAAGACCAAGTACCACATTGTTAAAGGTCAGGCAACTCCCCTGGGACTGTACGCTAACCTTTACAAAGCTTCAGGAAAAGGCCAGGTCATTATATTTGATGACTGTGACGGCGTACTGCAAGACGAGCTTTGCTTGAACCTGCTGAAGGGCGCACTGGACTCCGGCAAGAAGCGTAGGTTGGCTTGGAACAGCTCTAAGAGCACATACCTGGAAGAGAACGGAATCCCTGAGCAGTTTGAATTTGAAGGCGCTGTTATCTTTATCACTAACTTGAAGTTTGATGAAGTTACTGGTCGCAACGCTCCGCACATGGAAGCACTGCAAAGCAGATGTCATTACCTGGATCTTAAAATGGACACTATGCGTGAAAAGTTTTTGCGCGTTGAGCAGGTCATTGCTAAAGGTTGTGTATTTCAGGACTACGAAGACGTCCTGACCGAAGACGACCAACTGGAAGTGATCGAGTTCATGAAAGAGAACCAAGATGTGTTCCGCGAGATTAGCATCCGGATGGTGCTGAAAATTAGCGACACCAAAGTGATCAACCCTACTGATTGGAAGATGATTGCTAAGACAACTTGTTGTTACTAGAAGTATAGGAGCTGGGATCGGGAGACCCCCAGCCCCGAGTAG